GATTACATCTTATTAAGAACCCTGAACTTACGGCAATCCTGCCCCTTAATCGTAAACCATGATTGGCCCACGTTTGTCGGGAGATTACTTACGTTATGTGTTGAGTTCTGTTTCATTGTTTCTAATTAAATATCAATTGTTTTACAAAAGTAATACAAATATTGTGTTATGTCAATCTTTTTATAAAATTAAAATTTTGCAGTTGTTGCTCGTAATGAAGGGATTATATTTATAAACCAACCATTCTTTATATTTACAGAACTAAGTGAGTATGCTCCTGGAGAAAATTCAATCACACTAATATCGTTGTCAACCCACATATAATCATCAGGTAGTCCGCCACCTAAGGATTGTTTTATGATTTTTCCATTATTATAAAGTTCATTGTATTTGTCAGATGGTCTTATTATGGTATCATTCTTAAAAGAAGTACGTCTAGTGGGTTTTAATTCAAGAGTATCACCTTTATAAATAGTTTGTGATTTATACTTTGGGTTTTTTGAAGATATTGTTACTGTTGGGGACCCAATCCATTTATATTTGTTAGTTGTAGTGTCTAATTCTATTAATTTTGCATTAATAATGTTATCTAAATCAGTTTTCCAAGGTGTGGTTCCATCTAATGAATGAACATACATTGTTTTTACACTTTGTTTAGTTTGAGGTGATGCAGAACCAATTGACAAAGTACTTGTTTGGTCTAATATACCAGCATTTGCTGGTTCATTTTTATTAGTTATAATATTACCACATAAATCTAACACTAATACTGTAACCTCTCTACTATCATTTCTGTTCATTAATGAAGTACAAGTATGAATAATTACCTGACCATCTTTAGAAATTCTGATTTCAGGTGTTGCCGAGTGACAAGAACTATATATACATTGTAATGATAATGTCAATAAACCATTTTTACTACTTTTACCGATTTTTTCCGATTGTTCAGGAGTAACAGTAATCATAGGGGGCTTTACATCCCCACCTTTAATCCTGTTATTCAAATTGGCAGAACCAATAATAACACCATTTAATTTAACGTTAAATAATGCCTCATCACATCTATGATTACCTCGGCATGGGAAACTAGCATCTGGTTTGTCAGTATACATAACCTCAACACCAAGTCCAACTAAACAAGCGTCAGCAGGTTTAACCTCCATATCAATTTTAACCCAAATATCATTATTAAATCTTGGGTCTTTCTTATTATCACCATCAGAATACTTTTCAGTTGGTTCCGAAAATGAGAACGGTTCAAAAGGAGGAATTGTTGCCAAATCACCCCAAGTTTCTAAGACCGATGAAATATATTTTTTCATAGTTTCAGCTCTTCGTTCTCTTAACCAACCTTTCTCAACTTCAGGTTTACCTGCTACCTCATTATTATGATTAGGCACCGCAGATTCACTTGATGTTATTTTAATAAAAACAATTTTTCCCTCTCCCTCTTTTTGTTTTATAAATGTTTTAGCAGATTCAAGTTGTTTTTTAATTGAAGCTTTAATAGCTGGATTTAAATCCGAGTGATATCCCGCAGCAAAATAGTTTTGAGCGGTAATTTCTTTTTTATCTTCTTCAGCAACTTCATTAATTAAACCGTACAAAGATAATATTTCTTTTTTTTCAGATTCTGAAATTATAAATTTTTTAGACATAATAAATTATAAATATCTATCAAGTTAGTTAGTTGTGGAATATTATCCATTTCTAATTAACCTGATAGATAATTTTTGAATCTTGTCTAATTAAACATAGGTCTCAGCAAGTTCCCAAAGTTTGGTGTTAATCATGTTATCCATGTTTAAGGATTGGATACCTTTTACTGCTCTAACATTACGACCTTGTTGTTTGATGAATCCCCCACGAATTAACTTCTCTTGAACGATATTGAAGGTATTCCATAGGTTATCATCCTCATCTCCATCACGAAGTGGGTTGATGATTGTCTCCAAAGTTAAAGTTGAGATATCTTCGGTATTTTTCCAACGGATACCCACCGCTTTAGATACGAAGTCAACTTTTCTTTCAGTATCCATTCTTACCTCCATCATACGGTCAACTGACTTCTGAATTTTTGGAGTGTTCAATACGAACTGCTCGGTAATCATCTCAACATCGTTCATACTCAAGTTCAAGTGAGATTGTCTCATATCCCCAAAGGTTGATACAGGAACTGTTAAACCATTTGAACATACTAAACGATACAATCCTGCTCCGATTTGAAGGGTTGATGTCCCGTTGTGTGAGTTGGTAATCACTGCTTCAAGTAATGAATCTCCAACTTGTGGTAATTCCGAATTACGAAGACGTACTTGGTGTTTACCGAATAACCCCTTACCCACTTGTTTTGCTCCACTTACTTCCCATCCATTTTGAATGAATTTGTCAACTACTTCAATGGTTGGAACCATTGTGTAACGGTCAGACAATTTTGAAAGTTTTTCTGTTTGGAAAAGTGCTGGAACTGTTGTTTTTAAATCTTGTATGTTCATAGTGTTTATTGTTTTGTGAGTACAAAGATAATCAAATAATTTGAATTACAAAAAATTTATTTATTTTTTTTTAGTGCGCCCTACAGGAATCGAACCTGTCACCCGCTGATTATGAGTCAGCTGCTCTAACCTAATGAGCTAAGGGCGCTAAATTTAGTAGTCGGAGAGGGATTTCACCATCCAACCATTTGTGAAGAAGACGGGATTCGAACCACGTGGCACAAGGTGTTTCAAACCTATGCTCTACCTTCTGAGATACTTCTTCATATAAGTTAAAGGTCGCCTTCCCTGTCCGTGTGGTAATTCACGAGACGACCTTTAGTTTTAGTATTTACCATCAATAGTATTTCTTCGGATATGCCCCAAGAGAGTGGGACCGTAGTAACCATCCACCGAAGACCTGTACTCTCACACTCCGTCCATATTTACTCGGTTAATCAGATTAGTCATAACCTTTTAGATATATCGTTTAGTGATACCCTCAGGACATCTTCTCCATACCCCAAAGTTACGTGGGTGGTCTCACTCGTAAGAAGAGTGTATATTGTAGAATTGTCCAGTATTTCTACAACTTGTGGATTGTATTACGACCACTTAAAGTCCCTAACCCCTTACGTCCATAATTGGGGTATCTGATTTAAGTTCGTGTAGCCTCCCCCATAGCCTTGGAACCTTCCCGCCATGTTCACACTGTCCAACCGCAGATAAACGGTATTGTGGGGTCTTCTTTGCAAATTAGATTACTTCGGAGATTGCATCGTTAGCAAAATCCATCATCACATCGGTTTCAACATTGTAGGTTGCTTCATTGAAAGCGTCTTTTAACAAATCTTCATCAATGGTTGGTATAATTCTATTACCTTCTACGTCAAATGTAACAACATTTTCGTGGTCAAGTGAATTATACATTTCTTCAAAGATATGTTCATTGATTTTGGTGGTGTATTCAACCAAGAAGTTTTCAAGTTGTTCTCGTGTGAATACGATATCACCCTCTTCAACTACGATACCTGCTTCAGATTTAACTTCATTTAATTGTGATTGGATTTCAATTAATTTCTCAATCAACTCAGTGTTTTGTTTTTTGTCTTTTTTACTCATAATATTCATTTTTTGGGTTTTTATTTCTTTTACAAAGATACAATATATTTTTTAAATTATCAAATAAATTGTCGGGTTTTTAATGTTGGTTTTTTAATTGATTCTTACATTTTGAACAAAACTGTCCTGTATCTTCTGAATCATTATGGATTGCCATGATACATTGTTTATTATCACAGTGACCCAACCCTAAAGTGTGACCAAGTTCGTGAATAACAGTTTCTTGTAAGTGTTCACCACCTTTAACTACCACAGTATTTCCTCTCATATGTGTCATACCTCTCAACATACCCCATTGTTTTGAATAGAGTGGTTCTTTTGTCACATAAATTGTTTTTTGACCCTGTACGCTAAGCTCGGCGAGACAGTTTGTGACATTCAAAGTATTTGAGTTTTCAACATACATTGAAGTTTTAGTCGGTACACTACCATCAACAACACAACTATATCCGTAGAACTCCTCAACGTATTTTTTAGCGTTTACCAAATCTGATTTAGTATAGTCACCCAAACCAACAATGTGGATAGTAACAGTTCCATCTTTTTTAGTGGAAGATGACTCCTCATTCGCACTTAATAAACCTTCAATTTTATCTTTAACATCTTTGGAATTGATGTCAGTTAATCCACCTAAAAAATCCGAACCTTTGTTTACAATGAAGATTAAACCACAGATGATTAAAGCGTATTTGATAAGTGTTTTCATAGTTTATTTGTTTATTGGGTGGATTACAAATATACAACTTTTTCTTAATCTACCAAAAAAAAAGAGAAAAATTAATTTCTCTTTTTATAAGTAGTTCCGCTTGGACTCGAACCAAGAATAGAAGATTAGAAATCTACTGTGATATCCCTTTCACCACGGAACCATATGTCAAAGTTTCTTTACCGTATATCTATGTCCTGAATCAGAATTTTTCACAAATAACTCTTTTGTTATTTCCGCTTCTTCATAAGTTTCAAATTCAAATATTTCGTCATGAATACTCAAAATGATAACAGGCATCTCAACCCCCTGTAAATTTTTAATGTGTTTAATAATTACAAACATAACTTTTTTTTATAAGTATAAAATGATTAACACATAAAATCAAATTTGTTTTTAAAGTTTTTTATTATTATTATTTTCATAATGGACAAAGTTTTAGTTTTAAATGCCGACTATACCCCACTTAATGTCACCTCTGTTTATAGGGGGTTTAATTTAGTGGTTAAAGGAAAGGCAGAAATATTAAAGTCAGGTGAGAAACCTATCGTTACTGAAACGAAAGAATATTCTCGTCCATTAATAATACGCCTTCTAAATTACGTAAAATACCGTATTCACAAACTTAAAATAAATAGACATCGTATTTTTAGAAGAGACGATTATAAATGTGTTTACTGTGGTAGTAGTAAAACACTAACTATTGACCATGTGATTCCTAAATCAAGAGGTGGGGAAAATACATGGGTAAATTTAGTTACTTGTTGTTCTCACTGTAATAAAGTTAAGGGTAACAAAACTCCATCTGAAGTTGGAATGAAAATAATTCAAAAACCATTTGAACCATCTTTTTTTTCGGATGCTATTCACCCTAACATTGAATCTGTTTGGACGGAGTTTCAGAAAAAATTCCTGTAAACAAAAAGATGTCTTGCGACATCCTCCTGTAGATTTAAATACCCCCTTTCTTTTAGTTGGTTTATTCCAATTTGGATACTACTCCAAACGGTATCGTTATTAGATTAATCCTTTACGGATACTTAAGTTAATTAAGTTTTCTCTAATAATATTTTTCAATCTTGATTGTGATTCATTTTTATTTAATCTAAACTCTTTAGTACAATTCATTGTCGAATACTTACTTTTGATTGGGTTATCAATAATTTTAACCTCATCAGGAAACTTATCTCTTTGTGTGTTAATACAAGCTTGAACCGCCGGTTTATACATATTAATTTCAGTTTGAGATTGTCCTTGACCACATGTTCTAATTAAATCAACATATTCTCTAAACACTTTTTTACAATCTCTTTTACCATAAGAATCTTGGGTTTCTTTTCTAATTGATTTAAGTTTTGTCCTAGACTCTAAAGCATTTGTTGCGTTGTAGTGGTAATATTTTGGTCCTTGGAATTCACCAGGATACATTACATTTAAATCAATATCAAAACAAGTTTCTCTTTGTTTTTCAAGAGTTGAGCATTGACCGGGTGTTGCTCCAATAGTTTCCATATCTGAAACAATTGATGCGGATATATCTTGTTTCAAATCAACTGTTGTTCCTTTTCTCCAAAAGTAAAAAGGTTTATTAGCAATTTTAAATTGGAAATTAACATCTGAAGCAATACTATCTAAAGCTTGTTTATTATCTGTGTAGATTTTATCTAAAGATTGTAAATAAAAACCTTGTTGTAATGCTTGAGTTTTATCTAAATCAGTATAATTCTTTATATTTTCAGGTTTAAGAACCGTCTTTAACGCATCGTATATATTTTGTAAATCAGGACTAGAATAAGCGTTTTTATATTGTGAAAGAACCGAACAAGACCATTTAGTTTCTTTAGCAGGAACAGGTGTAATTCCTTTAGCCTTTTTATCATCTTCTGTCTGACTTAAATAAACTAATTTACCACCATTTGAGTCACAAAGATACCCAATAGGATTTGAAGAGTTTGCAGGATTTTGTGATTTAAACTTAATACAGTTTACTCCATTATTGTTTGGATATCCTCCAGGACCGAATGAATTTATATCTAAGTTAGGAAAACATTCTTTTGCGAATTGTATCGCTAATTGAATATCTGATGGTGAATTTTTAAATCTATCTAAAAGAGCTCTTATCTCAATGTCGTTTTCTTCTGTAATGTATTTTTTCATAATTTTAAATATCTTTAGTTGAGTATGTGTTAAATCTCATATCATAAATACCTTCTTTACCACATTTTTTCATTATTTTATTATAAATATCCGTTGTGACAACAATGTCATAACCTTGAGATAATAATTTTCTTTCCAAAAGACTGGTGAAATGGTTACCTTTTAATCCTAAACATTCTCTGATGTTTCTTACATATTCACCAGTACAACCTTTAGATAATGGTAAACTATCACACGGTCCAAAAGTAACGTCAGAATCTTCCAATAATTCTTCTTCTTCTGTCATATCATCATCGTTGTCAGGATTTGGAGTCTCACCATTACATGGTATTGTATAATTATCAGTACCCACTTTTATTACAATATTTCCACCCTCATCACTCCAAGTACCTTGTTGTGAATCATCACCTGATTTAAACCTTCCGTCTTCATAAAATTTACCACCTCCGATTGAATCAATTTGTTCGTTTCCTGTTACATTAATTATTAAACATTGTCCGTTTTTAATAGTTTCATCCCAATCGTCTTTACTAACTTTATTTTTTAAACAATCAGGAAATGTTACATTCTCATCATCATTCATGAACCAGTCGTATAGAAGGTAAGCGGCTAATCCAACACCTCCTAAAACAAGTAATGATTTAACAAATCCTGCGTTGTTTATTGAGTTTAAAAACTTTTTCCAAGTACCCACTTTATCTGCAGGTACTTTATATTGTTCAATTTCTTTTTCGTACTTAGCTTTTTTGTTTTTTTCTTTTAACTTTTCAAGTTCTTTCTGTCTTTCAAAATCATTTTTTTTGTTTTTGTCTTTTAACTTATCAAGTTCTTTCTGTCTTTCAAGGTCTTTAGCCGCTTCTGCATCTCTAGCGTTATTAGCGGTTTTAGAGTCTTTAAACAGTCCACCTTTACCTTCATAAGCCTTAAGAATCATCTCAGCTTCTTCAGGTGAATAATTTTTTTGTTTAACTAAGGCGTCCTTCATATCTGTACGAGTAGCACCTGCGTAGTCGGCTTTTTTAGTGTACATAAATTCACCAATATCCTTAGCAACTGCCTCTTTAACTTCTCTACTAGTACTTGTACTACTCAAAAGACCTCTATTAACCTTTCCTAATGCGGCAGGTGCCAATTTATCCGTTTTTATTGCAGTAAATAACTCATCAGCAGTTTTAAGACTATTACCGTTAATATCTTTTAAACCCCCAACTGATTTTGATAGAATGTTTTCAAGTTCAGCTCTATTAGCATTTAAAAATTCTCTATCAACTTTAGCCAAATCTCTTAAGGCACCTAATTGTTCTTTAATATTAATGTTTTCAGTTAGAGTTTTTTTATTATCATAACTGAACATCATTTTCATTTTATTAATTTCTTCTAATAAATTTTGTTTCATGGTATTGGTAATGGTATGTCATCAGAATAGTCAGCTTGACCACCTGTTAGTTTATCTATATCTTTTTCTACATTTTTGTCAAATTCTTTTTGGTCTTTTTCCGCTTGTTTTTCTTGGTATGCATGTATTACTTTTTCAACACCGAAATATGTACCTAAACTTTTACCAGCAGCAGATGCCCCTTTTACAACGTCTTTACCCGATGGTAAAATACTTTTAATTCCGTCAACAATAAATGTTATAAATTTTTCAATACTTCCTAAAGTAAATTCAATAAATTTAGCTCCAGCAGGAAAGGTTTCTTTTAAGTAGTTGACCCCATCTCTTAAAAAACCTGTTGCTTTTCCAGCGTTTTTACCCATACTTTCTACAGTACTTCTTAGTTCAGGATTTTTTGATAAAAATTCTGCCATTTGAGCTTCAGTTTTTATACCTACGGTAGCGGCTTCAACACCAACTCTTCCCGCTTTTGCAGCTGCTCCAGCTAAAACTAATCCTAATATATCAAGACCATAAAATAGTACTCTCAACCATGTTGGTAATTCAGGGTCTTCATAATCACCTGTTATAACTTCATAAGCGTCAAGTGCTACAACAATTGCCCAAGGTATCCATTGTACAGATTTACCAATACCTGTTGCAATTAATATAGCGTCAATTGTGATACCTATTGGATGATATAATGCAGCTCTTAATTTTCTAGCAACATATAATGCTCCTTTACCGATTAAGTTCATTAATTCTTCCCAATCACCTTTTGAAATTGCAATACCTGCTTTTTTAAGACCTTCCCATGATGTTGATAAAAAATCTGTTGTGCCTTCATAAGCATCTTTAGCTTGTTTTACTGTCCAATCTTTAAATTCAGTACCAAGTTCACCGGCGTTTTTCATACTCCAAAAATCTTTGTTGAATGGATTCCATGTTCCTTCTAACATTAATTGTCTAATGAATGGTTTCAATTTAGTCATATCTTGAGTCGATTCAGTTAAAATTAACTTACTCAAAGATTTATTTATAGATTCTTTAACTACTTGTGGGACATTGGTTGCGACTTCAAATGAATGTCTGATGAAATTCTTAAACAAGTCAAAATTTTCCCAAATATTACCTAATCTAACTTTATTTTCCAAGTCATAAACTTCGTCTAAAAAAATTATATATTTTTCATCAGGTGATAACCAATCGGTAAAAACAATATCCATATCTCCATTACTTGAAATAATATTTTGATTTTCAGATAAAGTATTTTTTGGGTTATATCCCATCAAAACCTTACTTTTTTCTATTTCTTCTAATAAATTTTTTTTCATAATATAATATAAATATCAAATCATAACAAAGTATTTGCTTTACCTCTATTAATTTTAACAATATCACTCCATTTAGTTAATCCTATTTGATTTGCAGGACCTGTTCTAGCAACACCTGTTTCCCATTTTGTAACAGTTGGATAAGCCGGTTTAGAACCTGAACTTGATGATGCCTCATCTTCACCTAATTCTTCAGGTGTTTCAGTATCACTTGTTGAATATTTTTTTAAAATATTAATAATATAATCAACATCATTTCTCATATACTATATATAGTTTTTTATTTAAAAAAGTTCTGATTTTGGTAGTTTTTTGGGGTTAACCAAATAATATTCATTTAGAAAAGAAATGAATTCTTGTTCATCAAATTCATCTTCAAACAAATCACCAAATTCTCCATAATCATCATCATCAAAAAGTCCATCTTCTTCCAATGTTTTGAAAGAATTTGTAATGTCATCTAAAAAATCGTAACCAAAATTTTTAATTTCGTCAAATTCAATAGACCCTGTCCTAATTTCATCTTCAGAATCATCAATAGTTCTAAATGTGTATTCTAAAGTTTGGGATGATTCATTTATATAAAATGAAACCAATTCATTAATTTCCATTATCTTATCTTTAGTTAAGAAATATCACAAAAATTTAAAAAATACAGATTAAATGTTATTAAACCTTCTAAACATATCAAGTGATTTATTCACTTGCTCTTGTAATGGTTCAATCATCTCATCATCCAACTCATCTTCTAAGTCCAAAACTTCAATATCACTAAACTCAGGCTCAACTTCAATATCGTAATGATGTGAACTATTATCTTTAAATCCTGTTCCCACACACCATTCACATTCTTCATCATTAAACTCATCTCTACCAACACCATTACAAAACTGACAATCTTCTAATTCAGACTGACCAAATGTTCCGTATTCCAAATCATCAGGACCGTCACCAATCATATCTAAAGATTCAAATGTCTCCTCAGGGTCATAAGCCATCCCACTGTAAACATCTTCATTAATATGCATGTTTTTATATGTGGTAACATTATTTTTGTTACTCACAGTAATTCCACCTTTATCGTTTGCATAATCTTGAACATATAAAGGTTGTTGATTTGGTTGTGCGTAGTTTGTAGCAAATCCATCATAAACTGTTTTGTGTTTATCTAATATATTTGCTCTCTCTTCGGGTGTTATACTTGTAAAATATGCGTTCATAATATTGTTTTAAATATAAATATGTTGATTAAGAAGAATAATTTAATTACAATTATAATATGAAAATTGATATTGATGAGTATGCCGAAGGGGCAGTCCTTTTAGATGGTTTAGAATCGGCAATAATTGGTATTGTTGAAGAATTTGGTAATGGTAGAAGAATCTTATATTCAAAACCAAAGATTCTATCAATACTTTGTGAAAGAGATTCAATGACCATGGAAGAATCTGAAGAATTTTATGATTATAACATACTTGGTCTTTATGCTGGTGAGCAAAACGCAGTATTTTTAGACATACCCATCAAACCTGTTTTTACAAACGATTCTTGGTATTTTGAATTTTTAGAAAGTTAAAATATATACCGATAAAACTTTACTGGATAAACGTTGTATACATCTATTAATATTTTCTAAATTAATTTCCTTGTTGTTTTTTTCTAAGAATTTCATTACCCCTGAAATCATTTCTGATTGAGCTTGATTTGCCATTTCTAAAACTTCATCACAATATTCATTTTCATGATTTTTAAGGAAAATATCGGCCTTAATTCTATCCCTACCCATATACAGGTATGGTGCTGCACCAGCCATATTTACCAAACTACATTCTCTGAGTTTTTTTAAATAATCTCTTAAAAATTTACTGTTAAAATACTTAAAAACATCAATGTTTTTAATTAACTCTTCGGTTCTTTTCCACTCGGCATTATTAAAAGATTCTTTCAAATCTTCATTCTTTTTTTTCCATAAATCAGTTGTAGAAATTAGATTTAAAGATGAACCATTATCCCATCTAACTGAATAAATTGTCTCACCCATTACGTCATTAACATTCGTAACAACACCTTCAGTCGTTGGTGGGACATTACTATATTCGTCTTCCATATGTAGAAGAATTACTTTGTCACCAACTTTAAGTTCAGGATTTATCATTTTATGCCTTTATAATTAAATATTAACTAATATTTATATAAATATGAATTCTAACTTTATTATTACTGAAGAACAAAAAAAATTAATAATTAATGAATCAATTGGTTCAGAATTAGGTGAGATAGTGAAAGAAAATTACGAATTTGTGAAAGATATTTTAAAAAAAGCGTCAGAACAAATAGGTGTTAATTTAGAATTTGCCATCACTTGGGGAGCAACGATTGGCGGTTTAGTAGGTCCGCTTAATGATTTTGTTATGGGAGTTTCTCCTGAAATTAATGATGTTGAATTATCTTTATTATTAACCGGAGTCATTGCCGTTATTTATTTTGACAATAAAAAATTGATAACAACTATATTAGAGAAAATAAAAGAAAACGGTTTGGAAGATATTTTCAAAACCACTCTAAAAAAAGGAGAAGAGTTAAAGAATGTTTTTGTCACATTTATCCAATCTTTAAATTTAACCACACATAAGATAATCAATATAGTAAGTTATACTTTTATTGTACCTTTAATCCCACAATTATTTGAATTGGCTCATAATGGTGAATTCACAGAAACCGACATAAGACAAATTGCCTTGAAATTGTCCTCTTTTGGAGTTTTAACAGTTTCTAGTTTGATTATTAGAGAGTTAGTTAATAAAATGTTAGAAAGATTCAAAAATTAATTTTTTGAATTGTAATCAATCAAAGTATCTATTACTATATTTTCTTCGTCGTTTGTTAAACCGTGAATATCTTTATGTATGTTAAACCAATGTCTAACAACATCTACAAATGGTACTTTCTTTAATTTTGACAATCTTTTAAAACCTTTTACTTGAGCTTGTATTTCGTGAGGTTGTAAGTAATATTCTAAATTATTCTCGGTATCTAAACTAACGTCATCTAAATCCCCCCTATACTCTTGTCTACCATGTTCTAATTCGTGAGTAATTATTTCATTCAGTTCACCAATTATATTATAAAAATCACGTCTTAATGTTTTAGGATTACATATAATTAATAATTCAATAATCTCTTCTTCAGGAACATAACTACCGTTAATCTTAAACCCTTCCATTTTTTTATCGTGACGTATATCTAACTCAACTATAAATTCTAAAGGATAATTTTTAAAAGTATAAAAATCTTCATCACCAGGTAAAAGAAAGTCCCCCTTTTTGTTAGTTTTCAAAATATTAACAATATCTCTAACAACATCTCTAGTGGCTTTACGACTCATTCTTTGTTCTGTTAAAAAATTTTTATTAGGTAAATTAAAATTTATTTTATTTATTTTAACATGTTCAATATTAGCAAATCTTAATAAAGATTCAATTTCATGTTCTAACCCCCATGTAATAAGATTGGTTTTTGTTAATTTTTCCGAAATTTTATCAAAATTTAAATCATCAGGTTTTATATCACCACTTTTAATTTTTGACATATCTAAATCTTTAATAGAGGATGGACCGGTAAGATATAGATAAGTTAACAAAGGTTTATTTATTTTAACAATTTCAACATCAACTAAATAAAACTTAACCCAATCACCAATATTTATCAAATCTTTAGTTCCAACAATATTAATTTTAAAACTAATCTTATTTTTATCTTCTATTGTAAAAACAGGACCATTGTATTCAAAAACTTGTTCGTTGAAGACATGATTTAATTTTTCATAATTCATATTAATAAATACTATTTCAAATTACTTTATTTTTAATTATAATTCCATTTATGGAACTATTAAACACACATCCCGTTAAAAAATCTGATTTAGGATTTCACGGAAACTTATTTGGGGGGAAATTATTAGCTTGGGCAGATGCTGCAGCTGCAGGATACTCAATGCAAATTTGTGATACCCCAAGAATGGTGACAGTATCTATTGATAAATGTTACTTTGAAAAACCTGCAAAGGAAGGTCAACTTTTAAAGATTTACGGGTACCCATCAAAATTAGGAATAACATCTGTAACATTATATATGGAAGCAAGAGCTCATAATGTTTACACAGGTAATCAAGTCATAGTTTTAAGAACAAATATTAAATTTGTAAGTATTGATGAAGACGGTAATCCAATTCCTTTAGGTGAAAAGGCAAGAAGAAGGATTACAAATTTACTTGACAAAAGTTCTAAACCTGAATCTTAATTCTTAATTTACCATCACCTTTAATTGCTCTGTGGTAAACTCCTTTCGGGATAAAGTATTTTTGATTTTTTTCTAATATAACAGGTAATTCGTCATCTAATTGGAGTTTCCAATTATTACCTTCAATAACTTCAATAGTCCTATCTTCTCTGTCACGATGCCATAATAATTCAACGTCAGTAACATTCTCTTCAAATGTCCTTTCTTTAACATTTAAATTTAATATAACGTCTTCGTATGGTTTAATATCGTTTTTCATTTGGATTACCAATAACCCGGATATGTCTTACCACCCCAAAGGTGCCCAAATCTATTAATTCTACAAGCCCAATAACCAGCTGTGGTTCTATCTTTTTTCTTAGCGCATTGGTGTCTTGCAGCAAATGATTTACGTGCTTTTGGATTAGATACTTTAGCAGTTAAACCACCATGAACATCACCAAATGAGATTTTTTTGACATTACCTGTTGATGGGTTTTTAACATAAACAACATATTTTTTTCCACCACCAGAATTTCTCATAGGTTTCCCTAATTGTACTTTTCTACCTTTGTATTCAGATTCATTTAAGTTCTCCTCAATAAATGGAACGTCAAGATAGATAATATCCCCATTAGACAAAGTAACAGTTTTTCCCATATCAGATTCAACAATATCTGTTTCATCTTCATTTAAGTCAATCATATCGTTTTTATATAATTCTCTTACTTCATTAATTAATTTAAAGAAGTTTTCGGAAAGAGGTCTGTAAACATTTTCAGTTAATGGAATCTCATAATCCAAGTGATATTTTAAACCTTCTGAAATTATTTTATCGTTTTTCATCTGTTGGTGGTTTTAATACGGTTAATGCTTCAGGGAAACTTTTATCTAAAACTTCCTTATTTTTATCGTTATATGGTATATTTTGTAAAATATATCTAATAGCATTCAATCCTGAAATTCTTTTATCGTTTGAATCAATAATCACCCAAGGATGATTAACTGTTGATGTCTTATCAAATAGTTTTTCTTTAAATTCTGTAAATCTATCCCACAAATCTTGCATCTTTTCATCATTAGGTGAATACTTCCAATATTTTAAAGGTGATTGTTGTCTCATTTCAAATCGGTTCGCTTGTGTTATCTTATCTATTGAAAACCACAATTTAAATAGGTAATCCCCGTCTTTTACTAACCCTTGTTCAAAATCTTCAACATTATCCATAAAATCCTCATATTCTTCAGCCGAACCATAACCCATGACAGGTTCAATTAATCCCCTGTTATACCAACTTCTATCAAATAAATTAACTTTTCCTGGTTGAATTTGACCTCTATATCTATCCCACCAATTTTTTCTTTCTTCAGGTGTTGGTATACCAAGAGCAATTATATTATAAAATCTTGGATTCATATTCTCAACAAATTTTTTAATTACTGAACCTTTACCTGCAGAATCCCTACCTTCAAAAACAATAATCACAGTTTTACCTGTATTATGTAACCATTCTTGTAATTTTAATAATTCAACCTGTAAATAATAAAGTTCTTCTCTATAAACTTTTTTTGGAATGATAGAAGGTTCTTGTGGTTCTAACTGTGGTAAATCATCTTTTTCAGGTTCCTGTAAAATAATGTTTATTTCACGTTTTTTAAGTGACTTTAGTAACTTTTTGAAGAAATCCAAAATGTTTCTATTTTTATCACCTTTCATTTTAAGGACTTTCAAAACACCTCTTTCTAATAAATTAAAATCAACAATTTGATTTTTTGAATAATCAACAACTTGATTTAAATCTTTCTGTAATTTAGCACTGTATACATCACTATATTTTAAAATATCAATAATCTTTTTAATTTTAGATTCTGATTTTTCCTCATTTATTAAATGTTTATTTAAATTTCTCATTTAGAATATTTTTTGAACAATAAAGACAAACCAAAGAAAAAGCCCGAAATAAAATACAAAGTTAGATTTGCGTACCACAAACTCCCTGTTAGTGAAATAAGCCAATATTGAACTGCATCGAATCCAAGTGGATTGAAGAACATACCTAACATTAAAAGCTTTACGGAAATATTTTCTAAAAATATTTTTTTCCAAGTTCTGTATACTATCTCCATCTTCCATGCTAACGGATTTACTATTTATGATTTATTCAAATGGAATTATCATTTGATAAATATTTGAAATACTGAATAATTTAACATCTATAAGTATTTATATAAGAAAAATAGTCAATTTATGAAAAAAAGAAGTATTAACTCTAATTTAATTCGCAACACACTTAGACAATATATCTCAGAACAAGATATGCCTGTTAAAGACGAAATGGTTGAAAAGAAACCAAGATGTTTAACAACTAATTCTTTACCATTAACGGAACTCACTGGAGAATCTGAAAATTTTACGGAATACACTCCAAGTATCACAAAAAGAAAAAATGGTGTTAACTCTTTAGTAGATACATTAGGTATTTTAAATAACTTAAGATTATTTAAAGACGTTAATGATGGTGGTGAACATCTATCTTACGAAATGCTACAAAATTTAAACAATTATAGAAATAGAAATTATTTTGATGAAACTTCAGGTCAATGTAACAAAGCAATGGACAAAGTAATTGAACTTTACAAGGAAAATGAACATGGTACTGAGTTAGTTAAAGACATTGAAAAAGTATTATCATTACAGGTTAAAGATGATGAATTAACACCATCACCAAGAGCTAAAGAATACTTAAAAAGATGTATGGAATTAGTTAAAGGAAAATAATCAATTTAACGATAAATGAAGAAGGGATATGTGTCCCTTTTTTTATTTTAAAAACTATTTATTATAATAAACCAAATTAAAAAGTAAATAGTTAAAATGGCAAAAGGAAAACTTTCAACTGATGGGTCAAAAGAAACTTTCGGAAAAAGACGAGAAGGTGTTTCAAAGAAAAAATACGGACCAAAAGAACAAAAACCAAAAAACTACAAAGGACAAGGTAGATAAACCAAAAAAAAATAAAATTATGAAAAACAAGAAATTTTTCTTTGGATGGGAAAATATTAAATGGGTTATTTCTGAATTAGGTAAAATGTATTCAAGTAAACCTTCATTTTTTTCAAAAAAAAGAATTGAATCAGGCGTTGCCTTTGTTATCGCCCAATGGGGTATGATTTTTTTCCTATTGGAAAAACATTCAACTATGTCAATAACTGACTTAATAATGTGGACTGGTGTTGAATTTGCAGTATCAGGATATATAATTAATCAAATTCAAAAAGAAAAAAAAGAAGAGAATTTACCAACAACTGATGAAGACCAACCTGAAATAAATTAAAAAACCCCATTTGGGGTTTTTTTTATCTTCTAACACCTGGTTTAGCATTACCTCTCTGTGGTTCATTACCTCTATGATAATGTGTTACGTTTGGTTTAGGTGTGTTAATAGTTGGTGAAGGGTTGTTGTGTTGTGGTAACGGTAGTGTCGTCTGTTGGTAGTTATAGTTTGGATAATAATTATTGTTTCTATTATAGTAGTTATAATCAGAATAGTTGTTGTAATAAGTTGGAGGTAATACAATTCTATTACCGTAGTAATCCTCACTTGATACTGGTCTTTCCTTTGGTTCGTGATGTGTCACCCAAAACTCTTCAGTCCTGTTCCAATACATCTCATCATCTTCAGGTCTTGTTCTGTCGTCAGTTAGATTTTCAAAACTAGCACAAGATGTGAATAGTAAGATAAAA